ATTTAATTTTATTGATTGTAAAGTTTCTGCATCTGCTCCACCTATTGCACTAGCAACAGTTGTTACTGTGATTGATGAAACACTATCGATACTTGATGGTGAACTAAATGTAGATGCTCCATTCGTTTCACCTTTATTTGTAATTACATATTGTAGTTGTACAATGTTACCATCTGATAATGATTTACTAACCACACCATCGCCAAAATATATTTCATATAAACCACTATCGGTTTCTTGTAAAAAGTAAACTGTACTTGATGAAGACAATTGTGTTATGTCTGTTGCTTTAGTGTAAGTAGTTGTACTTGTATTAGAACTTGATGTTTGTACCTTAACAGTTAAAGTTGATGTATCACTATTAGCATCTCTCAATAAAAATCTTTGGTCAACATCAGCAGTATCTACTACATACTTTGTTGTAACATAAGTACCTTCGTAAATATTTACACTATCAAATTGAACAGCACTGCCTGAATTATTTCCTGTTACATCTGCAATGGTAACGAATTGATAATCTGTTCCACCAACATTTGTTGTAAATGCTGTACCAGCTGACATTGTTTTATTATTTGATGGGGTTGTTAACCTTACATTAACTGTTGCATAGGGTGACCTTGCAGAAGTTACTTCATAACCTAAAGTCTTTGCGTGAGATACTACACTTGAACGAAGTGATGCACTGTCTAAGAACATTTCGTTTGCTAACATGTTAGCATTGAATCCTAGATAGTGAGTATTGTATGCAAGAGTGTCTAGTAGAATACTCATACCAGAACCTTCAAAGTCATAATCTTTAAATTCGTTTTGTGCTTTTAAAAAAGTTTTTAAATTTTGTTTGATGTTATCAAAGTCTAATTCAGTTACTCTTAATCTTTTATCATTTACTGCCATTATCGTAATCTCTCTAATATAACTGATAAGTCTACCAATTCTGTGGGTGCGTTAACTACATAAAATTCTATTGATACATTATAAATGTTTCTGTCCATATCTGGTAGTGCTCTAACTGATACTAATCTTACTCTTGGTTCAAAGTTGTTAATAACATCTTCTACCTTTCTAGTTAAAACTACAGCAGTTATTGGTGTCATGGGTTCAAATAACATTTCACGAATCCCACCAGCTATTTCTGGATGGAATGGTTTCTCAAATGTATTCAGATTAACAAGATTTCTTAAAGACCTTTTAACTGCTTGTATATCAGTTACTTTACTGATATCAGAACCTACTGGTTTCTTACCAAAGAATAAGTCTAAATCAGAATATTGTGTAGCATTCCTACTAATATCATTCTGTGCTTGGGCATCTTTGTAGGCAGACATATATAATCTCTTGTTATTTAACTATTATTTATAAGAGTTTGTCCTATCATATTAAGTTAATCTGTGTTTCTTAAATCTTCTATCATACCAAATAACTGAACCATCATCTTCTTTCCATTCCCAATCACCCATATTTCTAGCTTCTAAGAAACTTTCATCTGTCCTACCACCATCATCATATGTATAACTTGAAAAGTATCTTCTAGTTGAGGCGGGGCTTAAGAATTTTTTTATCAACTTGCCCGTACCTTTGTCTACTTGGTCTGTGTCTTGACCATTTACTAGACTGTAAAGTCTATCAATCTTTTCATTTGTGTACCTTTGAAGAAATGTTTTTCTATTATTAACAACATAATAACCTCTGACACGAGTTCTTAATGCAAGTTGTGATTGAAAATATCTTTCATTTGCAGCATCAGCATCATACAATGACCCATCTGCATTTCTGCTGTAATTAATTGTAGTTTCCCCACCAGTTTCACTTACCTTTATTAATTTTTTAGTTGATGTACTAGTAACAGTTTTAGGTGTGGTTGTTGTTGATGTAGATTCTGTAGAAGTTGTTGTAACCTTTGTCATTCCAGATACTTCATCTGTAACCACTTCTATTTCTTTAGTTACTAATTGAAGTGTAGGGGTTACAGTTATTTTTTCTTTTATAGCTTCTACAGATGGTATCTTTATATTTGAAGGTAACTCAATAGGAATACTTAACCCATCTGGTATTTGTAGATTTGGAAGTAGGTCACCAACATCTCCTATACCTGATTGTATTTGTGTAGCAAGAGAACCAATATCCAATCCTTTGTCTGCCATTGCTGTACCAAATTTATTAGTGATTCCTAAAACCTGTGATTTATATTGTTCTAACCCAGCAGGTGTTGTTAAATCTAGATTAACTAATGTTGCAAATTCAGATTGCATATTTGCATTTGGAATAGTAGGTAGCTCAGGTATCATGCTTGATAATGATGATTTTAAATCTGAAACTTTATCTTTTACTGCATTTAAAATAGCTGTGGCATCTCCACCATGTTGAGCTAGAAGTGAATCTTTTAATGCAAGAGCATCCGTAAGAGTTTTATTTAATAACTCATTTGCTCCTTCAATATCTGCTCTTGTAAAATCTGCCATATTATTTCTCCTATTCTACTGGTGCAGTTGTAATTCCTGCTGCCAGACCTGCTGTGTCAGTATGCTTATGAGCTGTAAGTTCGATTGCTGTACCACCACCATTGTTTGCAGTAACTGTACTTCCGTCACCTGTAAATAATAATGTTCCGACAGCTTCAGATTTAATATCTAAAGTTGTTGCTGCCTTAACAGTCATGGTTGTTCCAGCAGATATAGAAGTACTAGCAACACTAAATGCAGTTATGTTATTGAATGATATCAAACCTATATCTTTTGATGATGTTAGAGTATAACTATCAGCTGTGGTTATATCATAAGTACCACCAATCGTTCTAGTTTCTTTTCCACCAATTGTGATATCGCAATCTTTTGCTGTTCCTGATTCTGTAGAACCTATTGCACCTGATACTGAATTGGTAATATTAAATCCATGATTACCTTTTATTTCTTCTTCTAGATTACCACCAGTTTCTCCAGCACCAATCTTCACTTGTTCTGAAGCACCAATCTTTCTAGTAAAGTTACCACCGACTTCTAGTATATAATCTCCTTCTATTAATTCTCTCTTAGTTCCGCTACAAGTTAAATTGATATCTCCTCTCACATAGATATTAGATTTGCCGGCAATCAGTTCATAGTTATCACCGACAACCTTAACTGTCTTTGTACCATCAGCAATTATTTCTTCGTAAGTTCCAGAGGTGTGTTGTGTATTTAATCTTTCGCCTTCTGGTGTATCATCTACTTCTTTTATGTGACCTGATTCTGATTCGTGTACATGATTGAAAGGATAGACACCTGTAGTTGTTGTTCCTCTCGGATTCGGTTCATCAAAACTTCCTGCCGTTTCTTCTTTACTTGTAGTGGATACTGTTGAAACATGTGGCTTAGTTGCTGTGGGTATATCTTTAAATTGTATCTCTCTACGATTGATAAGTGACTTATGAGTTTCGGCATCTTTTTTGCCCCTTGCAAGTCTTGATACATCTGATTCATTTAAACCATGACCTGAATGCATAATGGATTGAGATGGGTATTCACCCTCTGGGTCATTAAAACCTTTTGTGATATCTGATTCGGATTGTGGAACGCCTGGCAAAGAACCGATAATGAGTGGTTGTTGTCTTTCGTTTGCATCCCTAAAGAATCCGATTACCCAACTTCCCTCTGTTAAAAAACTAGGTGTGTTTCCCATACCTTGCATGGATGGGTCGGTAACTGGATGCATGACATGTGCCCACGGCAAATCTTCCGTAGGAATATTATTTAAATTTTCTGTGTGGAATCCTAAACATCTAACTTGTACTCTACCTAGTTGAGCAGGGTCATTACGATTTTCTACTACACCAGTAAACCATACAAAGCCATCAAGGCCCATAAAATAGTTTTCATTCATGTTAAGTATTTATACTAACTATTACGATAGTCTAGATAGATATTTCCAGCAAGAACAATTCTCTCTCCAATCATATCAATTGCCTTTGGCACTTCGTGTATGACTTGGCCCGGAAACATAATCAGTTCATCTGTCTTAGGAAAGACTTTAAGTTTTGCTTCTTTGAAATATAGGGGTGGGGCATTGTAAGGTACTTCAATATAATAAACCCAAGACCACAATGCAGGGCCATGGGTATGGGGTAGTGTATAATCATTCTCTGAA